TGTTATTACATGAGATTTATTCCCATGCTGACCATGATAAGATAACTCTGCAACTTTAGGATTGATCACAAAGTCGCAAGCAAAATTCCAAATTGTGGGATTGCGATTACCAATTCTTAAATGATGCTTCATTATTTTATGAAACAACTCATGTATCCTAGTAAAATCGATCTCAGGTTCTTGGATTGATAGAACAAAGTCCTTATTGTAAAGGACTTTTGCTCCATCAGTTGCCATTGTAGGAATTGAATTGTCTTCAACATGTGGCATTTCAAATAAACCACTTGCAATAAAAGACATTCCATTTTTACCTCGATCAGCAACCATTCTCCACTGCGATCTAGCTAGTAATGTTTCTACATCCATCAGTTGCCCCCTCTAATTCAACAAGTGGGCGAATGGAGAATTACTACCAAACAATTCTCTAGTCTTAGCATGAGTTTTTAGAGTTCCATCATTAGATAAACAATCCTTGATAAACAAAGCGACCAACTCAGCAGAATTATGCTCTTTGTACATTCTCTCGATGTACTGAACACAACTATCGAATGCTTCCCTTTTATGCTTAACAACCTTAACTAACTCACAAGTTAAAACAAAAGCCAATTGACCTTGCTCAACCATTGGAGCTTGTAGAGGAGCTTTAACTATTTCTTTTAGGTCTGGTAACCTATCGTAATACTTAATAAAAGCTAAAAGAGATGTACTCGCTTCATTACCAATTGTACCACATAACATTGGTCTCAAAAGGTGTTCGTCAAGTTCCATATCTAAGACACTGCCAGCAACCTCAATCGATCTTGGTGTTGGATTAGAATTAGCATCTCGATCAAAGGCTTTCTCAGATGTAAACTGATCCTTGGTATATTTTACCCAAGAAACAATTTTCTGATTAATACCTTTGTCCATGAAGTGATTAGCAATACTTTCCCAAGTGTTATCAACATTAAGCCAAGGCTTTAGTCGATCCCTTACTTGAGTTGGCATTACTGATGTAGAAGCACGATCTTTAATTCTATTCGATGCAACTACAATCATCCATCCATCGCCAAGTTTATGCTCTCCAAGTCTTCGCTCTAAAATTAATTGAGCCAAAACACTTTGAACAGATTGACTTGCTTGAGTGAACTCATCAATAAAAACGAAGCCATAGCCATTAGTTGGACAATGAGGAGGTCTAAGCCTAGTCATTGTCTGACCATCTTTGGATGGTACAAACCAACCATTAACGTCAGTATAGTCCATCTGTGGAGCATCAAGATAAATCATTTGATACTCAGAAGCATCTTTGATTTTCTTTTGATCAACCATCCAATCAGCTAAAATATTCTTAGCTTGTTGAATGCCTTGAGATTTACCACAACCAACTCGACCACTCATATGAGGAACAAATTTTTGAATACCTTTGTTCTCAATATTTTTGTAGTTAAACTGTAATGATTTTACGACTATATCGATAGCATCATTTAAATATGTAATAGTATCTGTTTTCAATATTATCTCCTATATTATATTGAGTTAAACTGATTTCACTCTTTCGAGATCATCAGCACTAGAACACACTAGTGTATCAGTTTTTCCTAGGTACAATCATACTAGAGGGGGCATTTACCCCCTCTGTATGGCTCTTAAATCGAGACAAATTTAGTCATCAGCTTTAAAATCTTTGCTAATGGAGTTTTTTTCTCTTGCTAAATCATTCAGCCATTCGTCATAAAGTTCAGCTAAATCATTAGGCATATCAGCAGTGACAAGTTCCATTTTTGGATTGTCATTCCACTCAACATATATTTTAGAGGATACAATATGATACATATTATAAACCTATTGATGAGATATTATCAGCAATTGTATCATTCTCAGTGTCTTCAATTTGATCACTGTCTTGATCGTTTTTATCTCTTTTGTCTCGCTTATTTTTCTCTTCAGTAAGATGATTAATAATTTCATCAATCTGATCAATAGAGAATTTACTTGGAGTGAAATTACCACTTTTAACATATTCTCCATTAGCATCTTTTTTGTAGGTATATGTGCCTACAATTTGATTGGCAAAAATATCTTTTGCATCAGTTGGTTTATATTCATTAGTGATCTTTTTCTTCAGCTTCGTTTCTGAGTTTACAGAATTATCTTTGCACCACTCTTTAAAAGCATCAGCAGTAAAGTTTGAACCTTGAGGTTTAGGATCAACAACAGTACGAATAAATGCATTCGTATTTTCTATTAATCTTTTCCTAGAAGCCTTAGAAACTTTACAAGTTTGATCTAAATGTAAATCAACCTCTTTTCTTACTTGGGGCATGAAAAACTTATTCTTTTTAAGATATTCAGCTTTAGCTAACATTGGAATAAGTTCAGCATACTGACGTAATTTTAAGCCATTTTTACTTTCAGTGTTTTGCTTGTTATCGTCTTGCAGTTTAGCAATAGTTTGCTCACTATTAGCAATTTCTTTTGCTACTGCATCATCGAAAGTAAAAGTATTTTTGATTGTTTTTTTAGTACTCAATATAATCTCCATATTATAATTCTGATCAACTGCATTATTGCATCATCAGAGCAAGCACACACTTGCTGACAATGGAGCATTACTGCTCCAATGTTTCGACCTTTTGGTCACTGATCAGTGGTAACGACTATCGTCATAAGAATAGATATCAGTTACCTTTAGTTTTGCATGTTTACTAAATATTACTATGTCTTTTGATTTATCAATTTCTTGATACATTCTTTGATCATGAACATAGTGAATATAGTGAGGTTTTCCCCAAACTTTGATAGCAGTTAAATACTCACTATCATGACGAAAACCAACAAAGTGAATACACTGCATTTTTAACTCCTATTGAATTAAATGTTTGTAAGGATTGTCATCAGCTTTTACTTTCGCTTCTAACACTTTCCATTCTAGTTTAGATTTAAGTCCATCCATCCAAGGATGAAATTCATATCCTAATTTTAAAATTAATCTGATATGTTTTTCAGTGAAAGTTTTTGTTCCACATAACTTAGCAAGAACTTGGCTTCTCTCACACTTTGGATAGACTAACTCATTGCCATAAACTGTCTTGGTCTCAACGTATAAATATTTATTCATGATTTCTCCTATGTTTTGTTTATATGATTTACTGTAGTAAATCTTATAAGGCTGAACTAGTCAGCCTTAAGAGGTTTACTCAATTAGAAATCTAAAAGTTTCTTTGCACTTTCGATCTGAGTTAATCTTTGTTTAACAGTTAAGTAAAAATCATCTTCATCACTGTTAAGCAAATATTCAAAATCATCCATGATTGACAACCAATGAACTAAATCCTCAACACTGTCAGTGTCAAACCAAACATTGTCATGTTTGACAATGTATTTTTTGTCAGTCCATAAATGATTGCCTACAAATAAAGTCCAACCAAAAACGTCAAACCTAGCTGAAAATATATCGCTGACCATTTTCATTTTCTTGGTTGTTTTCTTTGACTTATCTTTTGCTCTTTTCATGTATAAATCTTGTGTCATTTCTCTTTTCATATAAACTCCTATAAGTTAGTTAACTGTTTCGTACTTTTGTACTCATCAGTAGGAACACACATTCCTAGACAGTGGGGCATTACTGCCCCAATGAATTAAGATACCAAAGATTTTCTTACAGTTGGCAATCTATATTTTCTTACTGCTTGTATTGGCATATCGTAATCAGCCAATAACTTTTGAGCATTTTCAATGCTTGTTAATTTGTTTTTCATTGCTTCATGAAATTTATGGTTGTCTTTGCCATCCCATAATTCTTTAGATGGAACTGCATTAACTGAAAACAATTTCAAAACTTTTATTAACTCAGATTTATTATCAATGAAAAAAGTAAAGTGTTCATGTCTGATAGCGATCGTTTTATTGTAAACTGATACTCTTGATACCTCTTCGCCACAAAACAAAGTCCAACCAAACTGCTCAACTTGTTCGCCAAAAGTTTCTTTAATAAACATTTCGTAATATTTTTTATTTGTCTCGTAATTCATACTAACTCCTAAGTTATAGATTAACTGTTTCACTCTTTTGAGATCATCAGACCTAGCACACACTAGGTTACAGTTAGAGGGCAGTAAATACTGCCCTCGTTATACTAAGCAGTTAAATCAAAACAATTATAACGATCTTCAGCTACTGCAAAAACTCCAAAGTGAAAACCACTGCCAATCCAATCCATATAGATATCGTCAGTTTTATCGCCATAATGTAATGTGATTAAATTCTTCATTGCTTGTTCAATTGGACAACAAATTCTAGATGCCATTGTGAAATCTAATTCATTCACATTTTCGCCATCAGCAACATCAGAAAAATTTGCAAAGCTATGAGCATCGATTAACATTTTCATTAACTTGACCTCATCAGCATTCAAAACAATTTCGTAAGAATTTCTATTTTCATCTGTGTATAACATAATAACTCCTATTTTTTAGTTTACTGTTTCAACCTTTTGGTCTCATCAGATGCGACACACATCGCATTACAGTGGAGCAGTTAAGAACTGCCCCAATGCTATAATCATAGGAGATTATAGTTTAGTTTTAGGAACTGATCTACAAAAGGGCATTACACCACATTCGTACACAATGACAGTTAAGTCTGCGACTACTAAACTACTCATGACCAAGTTAAACATTTTGTAAAATCTAAAAGTTTGCAAGAGGGATGACCAAGTTAAACAATCTCTCACATAAAGACGTTAATAATCTCGTGCTTACGTTCCAACATCGCCCTAGGGGAAGAAGAAGAGGGCTTACCTTTTTTTAATTTAACCTCTATAGCTTTTTTTACATTCATCAGCCTACTAAACGAAGACCTCAAAAAAACTCAGACAGGGAGTGTGTACTTGATGTTAGATCACATTTTGGATTTTGGGTCAATAACTAAATGTAAATAATTGTGAATAAATGTAACTAAACATAACATAACCTAGTACAGGCTTAGATTACAGGACATAAATTTTTTTTATTATTTGATCATTTTAGCTAGATCATGTTAAAAAGTGCATATGAACTTTATTTTTTTATAGGTGGTTTTATGTCGAAAAAGTTAACTGATAAGCAAGAAAAATTTGCTAGGGCAGTTTCTAGTGGAAGTACCATTACACAAGCCTACAAGGACGTATATGACGTTAAGGATACAACCAAGCCAAAGAGTATTTGGGAACAAGCAAGTGCATTGGCAAGTAACCTCAAGGTTGCATCAAGGATATCTGAGTTAAGTACTAAATCTGAGGAAGATCATCGCATGTTAGCCAACTCTCGAAGACAATACGTTTTGAAAAACCTTGAGACTATTATTGAAGACAATTCTAATAGAACATCAGACAAACTTACTGCATTAACATTGTTAGGCAAAACAATTGGTATGTATAGTGATAAGATTGAACTAGAAAATACTAGTGAGCATAGTGTTGAACAGTTAGAAGATCAGCTAGAAAAAAAATTATCTGAACTATTTAATTCTAGGGCTAGCTAGACCTCCCTATTTTCGCTATTTTTGTGGTTTTGTACCCCACCTACCCACGCCCCACCATGTAGCGATGGGGCTAGCCGTGCACCCTGCATGTTATTTTCCACAAACAATTACTAAATTTTCACTAAATTGCCTTAAAATGCCCTTCTTAATAGTTATAACTAGTATTATTAGTTTGTTATTAATACATAACTAGTTATAATATACTAGTTATAACTAGTAAGGAGAGAGCTATCTCTAAAAAAGACTCAAAAAATGTTATAGATTTTAAAAAGTTTAAGAAATTTGTTGCTAGAAATAGACAATCATCAGAAGATGCTGTAGAAATAGACAAGCCTATAATGATAGGCTGGTATATTAACGATGAAGGTGAACAACAGATGTATGTTTATTCGCCTTTTAAGCCTACACAGGCAATGTTTATGATGGATATGGCATCTAAGATTATAGAATGTAGACCACCAGACTTAGTTGATGACTTTGATTGGGATGATGAAACAAGCGATTGACCTAAATGACCTTAACGATAAGTTAAGAGATGTGCCTCTAGAAAAGAAAAAAGAGATATTAGCGCTTTTAGAGCGCTTAGAGGAGGCAAAACAACTTAAGAGCTGTCAAACTACCTTTTTACCCTTTGTACGGTCTCAGTGGGCTTCATTCATCCACGGAAGGCATCATGAGATCATGTCGGAGGCTTTTGAAAAGGTGGCTAGGGGTGAATTAAAAAGACTAATCATCAATATGCCACCCCGTCATACCAAGTCAGAGTTTGCAAGTTACTTGTTTCCAGCATGGTTTTTAGGGATGTACCCCCATAAAAAAATCATACAGACTGCACACACCGCAGAGTTATCTGTAGGATTTGGAAGAAAGGTTAGGAATCTTATTCAGTCTGAAGATTTTCAGAAAATTTTCAAAGGTGTGACATTATCAGCAGATAGTAAGGCGGCAGGTCGTTGGAACACAAACAAGGGCGGGGAATATTTTGCTATCGGTGTAGGCGGCGCGGTAACAGGTAAAGGTGCAGATGTTTTAATTATTGATGATCCGCATTCAGAGCAGGATGCAACAGTTGGCGCATACAATCCAGAAGTTTATGACAAAGTTTACGAGTGGTACACTTCTGGTCCAAGACAAAGATTACAACCAGGTGGTGCAATAATTATCGTAATGACACGATGGAGTAAAAGAGATTTAACTGGTCAGATAATAAAAAATGCAACACAAAGAGAAGGCAGTAGTGAGTGGGAGGTCATAGAGCTACCAGCTATTATGCCATCAGGTAAAGCATTATGGGAACAGTTTTGGAAAAAAGAAGAGCTTGAAGCAATCAAGGCAGAACTTCCTGTGTCAAAATGGAACGCACAATATCAGCAAGACCCCACCTCTGAAGAAGGTGCCCTGATAAAAAGGGAATGGTGGCAGGAATGGAAAAAGCCACAACTACCACCTTGCGATGCAATTATACAATCTTGGGATACAGCTTTTCTAAAAACCCAGAGAGCTGACTACAGCGCTTGTACGACATGGGGAATATTTCATCATCCAAACTCAGAAGGTCAAACAGTTCCTAATTTAATTTTAATAGATGCTTATAAAGAAAAGTTAGAGTTTCCAGAGTTAAAAAGAGCAGCTTACGATAAGTATCATGAGTTTGAACCAGATCAAATGATTATTGAAGCAAAAGCAGCAGGGTCACCATTAATTTTTGAATTAAGATCTATGGGCATACCTGTAACAGAGTTTACCCCAAGTCGTGGTCAGGATAAAATTGCTAGAGTAAATGCAGTTACAGACTTCTTTGCAAGTGGTGTTATATGGCATCCACCCACTAGGTGGGCAGAGGAAGTTATAGAGGAGTGTGCATCTTTTCCATCAGGAGATCATGATGACTTAGTTGACTCAACTACACAAGCTCTGTTAAGATTCAGGCAAGGTGGTTGGATAAGAACGAATATGGATGACTGGGATGATGAGCCAGTATACAGAAGACCAGTGGAGTATTACTAATGGAAATGACGCATATAATAGATGGTCTTATTGGCATTATCGTTTTAGGCGGTGGATGGTTTTTAGGAACACAATCTAGAGAAATAAAAAGAATTGATATATTGTTAAACAAAACTAGAGAAGATTACGCAAAAAGAGACGATGTTACTGTGGCAATAAATAGATTAGAAGAAAAGATAGATAGAATTTTAGAAAGAATTAAATAAGGAGTAATTCATGGCTGTCGAAAAACAAATGACACCAGCAGAACTAAGTGAAAAAGTTTTAGCTGAACAGGAAGAAAAGATACAGGTAGAGATTGACAATCCTGACTCAGTTTCTGTTGCAACAGAAGATGGCGGAGTTGTTATAGACTTTGAAGGTAGTAAGACAGAAGAATTACTTGGACCAGATCACGATAGTAACTTAGCAGAATTTTTAGAAGAAGGTGACTTACAAAAGTTAGCAGATGAATTAATAGATAGTTTTAACACAGACAGAAAATCAAGAGGTGATTGGGCTAAATCTTATGTGAAAGGTTTAGATCTTCTTGGAATGAAAATAGAAGAAAGACAACAGCCTTGGTCAGGTGCATCTGGAGTATTTCATCCTGTGTTAACAGAAAGCATTGTGCGATTTCAGGCACAAGCTATGGGTGAGATATTCCCAGCAGCAGGTCCAGTTAGGACAAAGATAGTAGGTAAACAGTCAACAGAAAAAAATGATCAGGCTAATCGTGTAGAAAATGAAATGAATTATCTTCTCACAGAGGAGATGACAGAATACAGAGATGAGACAGAGCAGATGCTCTTCAAACTTCCTCTCGCAGGATCAGCGTTCAAAAAAGTCTATTATGATCCTCTCTTAGAAAGACCGTGTGCAATGTTTGTTCCTGCGGAGGACTTTGTGGTTTCATATGGAGCTACAGATTTAATGACATGTGCGAGATACACACATGTTATGAAAAAATCAGCAAATGAAATAGCAAAGTTAATGGTAAATGGATTTTATCGTGATGTTGATCTTCCAGATCCAGAGCCAGACATGTCAGATATACAAGAAAAATATGATGAGTTAGATGGTGAGTCTGCTGTAATAGAAGATGATGATAGACATACTCTTCTAGAAATGCATGCAGATATAGAAATGCCAGAGCCATTTGATGATAAAGATGGTATTGAAAGACCTTATGTTGTTACGATAGATAAGTCTTCTAGAACAATACTATCAATTAGAAGGAATTATTATGAAGACGATGAAAAGAAAAAGAAAGTCCAATATTTTGTACATTACAAATATCTTCCAGGTCTTGGGTTCTATGGCACGGGGCTTATACACCTTATTGGTGGACTTGCTAAAAGCGCTACAAGTATTCTTCGTCAACTTATCGATGCTGGTACTTTATCTAATTTACCAGCTGGTCTTAAAGCTCGTGGTTTACGCATCAAAGGGGATGATTCGCCTCTCATGCCTGGTGAGTTCCGTGACGTTGATGTCCCTGGTGGTGCGATTCGTGACGCGATTACTTTCATTCCTTACAAAGAGCCAAGTTCCGTGTTGTACCAATTACTCCAAAATATCGTTGACGAGGGGAGAAGGATTGGCTCCGTTGCAGATATACAAGTTGGAGACATCAACGCGCAAGCGCCAGTAGGAACAACACTCGCTCTCATGGAGAGATCCATGAAAGTTATGTCAGGTGTGCAGTCAAGACTTCACGCTGCGTTAAAAAAAGAATTAAGAATTATTGCAATGATAATTCATGATTATATGCCATCCACATACGCTTACGAAATGGAAGGTGAGTTTAGCAGAACAAAAGATTTTGATGGCAGGGTCGATGTAATACCAGTATCTGATCCAAACGCTGCGACTATGTCACAAAGAATTATGCAGTATCAAAGTGCGTTGCAATTAGCACAACAAGCTCCACAGTTATATGACATGGGCAAACTGCACAGACAAATGTTAGAGGTTCTTGGAATTAGTGATGCAAAAGAAATAGTAAAGTTAAAAGAAGATATCAAGCCAGCAGATCCAGTATCAGAAAACATGGCAATACTTAAACAAGAGCCAGTTAAAGCATTCAAATACCAAGATCATGAAGCACATTTAACAGTTCATCTTGCTGCTGCAAATGATCCGAAGTTAAAAGAAATAGTAGGACAGTCACCTTTTGCTGGCGCAATACAAGCTGCATTAGCTGCACATATAACAGAGCATGTTGCGTTCCAGTATAGAAAAGAAATTGAAGAAAGGTTAGGTGTTCCTATGCCTAATGAAGATAAGCCTTTACCTGAAGATGCGGAAGAAGAGCTATCTAAAATCACAGCGCAAGCAGCTCAAAAACTATTAAATGCAAATCAAGCTGAGATACAAGCTGCTGAAGCTAAGAAGCAACAAGAAGATCCTTTGACACAAATTCAACAAAGAGAACTTGCTATCAAAGAAGCAGAGCTTCAACACAAGATAGAAATGGATAAAATGAAACTTGAGTTAGAAGCAGCCAAAACTAAAATAAACAAAGAACTTCAAGAAGATAGGCTTGATAGTGAAGATAAAAGAGAAGGTGTAAGAATTGCTGCAAAACTAGCGACAGACGCAGCTAAAGATCAAAAAGAAGAAGCAAAATTAGCTTTAGACGCAGCAAAGCAGTTACAGAATGAGTAGAAACGAAACTATATATACACCAATACTTGGTAAAATAAAGGAGATGAAGGATGCTTGGAGCATTTATATCACGAGTGGTGGGGCTTCTTCCCATGAAGATTACAGATATACATGCGGCAAAATCGAAGCACTCAACATACTGGAAGAGGAAGTGCGTACGCTTGAAAAAAGGTTTATTGAAGATTAAGGGTTTGCAAAATAAAAAAAATATTATAGGATAGCTTACATGTACACAGCGCAAAAGAACATCGAAGAAGATGTTAAGTTAAAGTTGCCCCAGCCAAAAGGGTATAAACTTTTAATTAGTATACCTAAAATGGCAGAGAAAACTGAGGGTGGAGTTCACATGCCAGATAAATTAATTAAACTGGAAGAGACCGCATCTATCATAGGTTTTGTGGTGGAGATGGGTGACGAGTGTTACAAAGACAAAGATAAGTTTCCTAACGGACCATATTGTCAAAAGGGAGATTTTGTAATTTTTAGATCTTATTCAGGAACAAGATTTAAAATAAAAGGTGACGAATTTAGGTTAATTAACGATGACACTGTGGAGGCAGTTGTTGATGATCCAAGAGGGTATACAAGAGCATGAATGAAAATACAGCAGAAAAACTAGAAACAGAAGAACAAGTTGCACCTGAACTAGAAGTTGAGGTTGTAGATGATACTCCTGAAGAGGACAAGAATAGACCTGCAAGAACTGAGGGAACAAAGCCTGACATTCCTGAAGATGATGAAATTGCAAAATATAAAGGTGATGCTCAGAAAAGAATAAAACAATTAAAGTACGAGTATCACGAAGAGAGAAGAGCTAAAGAAGCTGCTGAAAGAGAAAAGAATGAAGCGGTTAAGCATGCTGAAAGAATACTGCAAGAAAATAATAAACTTAGAAAAACTATAGATGACGGAGAGGCAGTATTAGTTGAGCAGGTGAAAGGCAAAACATCTGCAATGATAGAAGCGGCTAAAAAAGAATATAAAGAGGCTTATGAGGCAGGTGATCCTGATAGAATTACTGAAGCACAACTTAAATTAAATCAGGCACAGGCAGAGCAGCTTAGAATACAAGATTATAAGCCAAAGCAAAGAACAGAAGAAAAACCTGTTCAGCAACAGGAAAAAAGTTATACACCTGTTCCAAAGCATGAGCCAACAAAAGAAGATAAGGCATGGATGGCTGAAAATGATTGGTTTCAAAAAGATGGCTATGAAGAGATGACAGGATACGCTTTAGGCGTTCATCAAAAATTAATTAAAAAGAACATAAGTCCTAAAGTAGAACCAGAATTATATTACAGTGAAATTGACAAAGCTATGAAAGCCAGATTTCCAGAAGAGTTTCAAGACAACCAGAATGTGGAGACAAAAGAGGTAAGTGCACCTCCACGAACTGGTGGCTCCGTGGTTGCCCCTCCTAGTAGAAGTGCAAAACAACCACGCAAAGTGCAACTGACCTCAACACAAGTAAGTCTTGCTAGAAGACTTGGTCTCAGCAATGAGCAATATGCAGCACAGCTTTTAAAGGAGGCTTCAAATGGCTGATAGAACTTTACGCACAGAAGAAAGCAGAGAAGCAACAAAAAGAAAGGTTACTTGGACTAGACCAAATTCGATCCCTGACCCAGACCCAAAACCAGGTGTTGAGTACAGATGGATTCGCACATCAACTCTAGGACAAGCTGACATGACTAATGTTTCTTCAAAGTTTCGTGAAGGATGGGAGCCAGTTAAAGCAGAAGATCATCCAGAGTTAAAAGTGATGACCGATGTTGATTCAAAGTTTCAAGGCAATGTAGAGGTTGGAGGATTGCTACTTTGCAAGAACTCCACAGAAAACATGGATGCAAGGAGAGAACATTATAAAGAGAAGAATGATCAACAGATCGCTTCTGTGGATAATAATTTTCTTCGTGAGTCCGATTCGAGGATGCCAGTTCTTAGACCAGAAAAGGTGACTCGCACATCTTAATGACGTAAATTTAACCGAGAAGGAATTTAATTATGAGTAGCGTAGCAGCACCATTTGGATTAAACCCAATCGGCAGATTTGACGCAGGTTCATTAGAGGTATTTAGACAATACCCTATTAAATCTGGAGAGAGTACAGCGATAGTGAAGGGCGATATCGTTCAATTAGTAAATGCCAGTAATGCAACTACAATTGCAAAAATGACAGGTACTATGGATGGTTCAGCAACTGATCTATGTGGTATTTTCATGGGATGCCGATTTACTGATCCAAATACTAATCAGTTGACATTCAGTCAACATTTCCCTGCAAGTACAGCAGCGGATGACATAATGGCTTATGTTGTAGATGATCCTAACGTATTATTTACAATTCAAGCAGACGGGGCTTTTTCTAATGCCAGAGATATTTATGGCAAAAACGCACCTGTCGTACAGGGATCTGCAAACACAACACTAGGTATATCAAGAGTGTCTTTAGATGCTTCAGAGATATCTACTAATGCAGGTGATGGAATCAAAATAATTGACTACTTAGGTGGTGATTTAGGTGATGAGAAGGGAAGTAACTTTCCAATATTGGTTTGTAAATTCAACTATCATCAGTTGTCATCAACTAGTGGCGCAGCTTAAGGAGAGATAAATGGCGATTTCAAGAGCACAACTCCTTAAGGAGTTATTACCAGGTCTTAATGCTTTATTTGGACTTGAGTACGAAAAGTATGAAGATGAGCATGCTGAAATATATGAGACAGAAAATTCAGAGCGTAGCTTTGAAGAAGAAGTCAAGTTATCAGGTTTTGGGGCAGCCCCAGTAAAGCCTGAAGGTAGTGCTATATCTTTTGATTCAGCGCAAGAGTCATTCACTTCAAGATACAACCACGAAACTGTGGCTATGGGCTTTTCCATAACAGAAGAGGCAATGGAAGATAATCTTTATGATTCATTGTCTGCTCGTTATACTAAAGCACTGGCTAGAGCAATGGCTTACACAAAGCAGACAAAAGCTGCTGCATTGCTTAACACAGGCTTTGATACTTTTCAAAGTGGCGATGGTGTAACATTGTTTAACACAGCTCACCCAACAGTGGCTGGTGGTAACAATAAGAATAGACTTACTACAAATGCAGACTTAAATGAAACTTCACTTGAGCAAATGGTAATTGACATTGCAGCTTTCGTTGACGAGAG